AAAGGTGACGCTAAAAAAGGATATAAAATAGAACCAAAAGCACAAAAAATAATAGATAAATTATCATCTATGGAAGTTCCACCACCAATAGATAAAGCTAGATTTAAAAAAGTAATGGGTACAGGTGACGCAACTAGATTCAAAAAGTTTATGATTATGCATGCTGCAGTTCAAAGAGCAAATGAGATTGCAAACGGTAATGATGGTGAAACAGAATCAAGTAAATTTTTAAATAACCATTTGGGTTATGAAAAAGGTGAGGATGGTAAGTTTCCTAAAGGTTCAATAAAAAGATATCAGAATGATACTATTGGATTTTTAGTAGAAGATGAACAAGCTAAAGAAGGTTGTTTAAATGCATTAGCAGAAAAGTTACCTATGAAATCTTTATTAGAAGGTGAAGAAAAAATGGCTATAGGTGGACTATCAGCAGATCCTAAAACATTAAAAAGAATATTCGGTATAGATGATTATAAAAGTTTTAAAGCAGGATTAACTATGAAAGAAGATGATGAAGGTAATAATTATTTAGTCTATGAATCTAAACAACCAGCTAAAAATGTCAGAATAGCTGAAGTAAAGTGTAGACAAAAAGGGTTGGGTTACGCGTCGAGTGTTGGTTTGGAGTTTGCTATTGCAACAGATTTTGGAAAAGAACTATATGACGCTAACAAAGAAGAGTATCCACCGGAACCAGAAATAAGTGATAAAGAAAGAAGAAAGTTTGGAGTTGGTAAATGAGAACTCAACTACTCTGCACATTCACTAAAAGAAACAGATTCTATGAAACCATAGATATCATATTAGCTTGTAACGATATAGTATTCGATAAGGTGTATGCATTTCAAAATGAAAATGATTATCATCAATTAATCTGTACTTATAACGTTGAGTATGATGAAGATGCTATACAAGAAGTACCAGATACAATTTCACTACACAGAAAAAAAAATACCAACACATTATATACTATCAATGCGTTGAACGATTTAATTCGTGAACTCAACGGTGGTAAGTTGGATAAAAGATTTCCTATCGAATGGGAAAATTATAAGAACTGTTTACTATTAACAAACGAAGAAGGCCTTAATAAAATACCTACTAGAATCTATACGATAGTAAACGTAAATACTTGGGAAAACGAGAAAAAATAATTGTATTTCCAAAAGCTTGTTTATACTTATATAAACAATGGTTACGAAAGTGACTAACAAATAACAACTAACTAATTAAACAAATGGAGAATATAAAATGGATTTAAATGCAATCAAAAATCGCCTTAATCAATTACAAACCACAAATAACAGAACATCGAACCTTTGGAAACCATCACCTGGTAATCAAATTGTTCGTATTGTACCTTATAAGTTCAACAAAGATAATCCGTTCATCGAGTTGTATTTTCATTACGACTTGGGTGGAAAAAATTATCTGTCACCAATATCATTTGGTAGACCAGATCCAATTGAAGAGTTTGCTCAGAAATTAAAAGGAACTGGTTCAAAAGATGATTATCGTTTAGGTAAAAAAGTTGAAGCAAAGATGAGAACATATGCTCCTGTTGTTGTTCGTGGTGAAGAATCACAAGGTGTTAAGTTTTGGGGATTTGGAAAAACAGTTTATCAAGAACTACTTTCCATAATCGCAGATCCAGATTATGGTGATATCACAGATGCAGTGAGTGGACGTGATGTTGCTGTAGAGTTCAAAACAGCCGAGGAAACTGGTGCACAGTATCCATCGACTTCAATCAGAGTCAAACCTAATCAGACTCCTATCACCGAAGACGCTTCAATGATGGAAACATTAACTGAAAATCAAAAGAATATTACTGATATCTATCAAGAACTTTCTTATGAAGAGTTAACTAATGCATTAAATGAGTATCTAAATGGTGGTTCATCTGAAGAAACAAAAGAAGAAGAATCTACTCCAAAAGTAGAACCTGCTTCTTACAATTCTAAAGAAACTTCAGATGCGTTTGACGACTTATTTAACAATTAAATAAAAAACATAATAGTGAGCAGTTGTTCACAGAGATGAACGTAAGTGCCGTGACGCTAACTGCTCACTTTTATATAGGAGAACTATATGTCAACTAGAGATGACTTAGCTGGTGTTTTAGCCGACACCATTAATAAACAATTCAAGGATATGAAAGTAGCATATTTCCTTGATGGTTCAGACACAACACCTACTGATATCAAAGACTTTATTTCTACTGGTTCAACCATGTTGGACTTAGCAATATCAAACCGACCTGATGGTGGGATTGCTGTTGGTAGAATAACAGAATTGAATGGTTTGGAGAGTAGTGGTAAATCCTTAATCGGAGCTCACGTACTTGCTGAAACACAGAAAAAAGGTGGTGTTGCTGTTTATATAGATACAGAAACTGCAGTTAGTACTGATTTCCTTGAGGCTATCGGAGTTGATGTTGAGAGTATGTTATATCTACACTTAGAAACAGTAGAAGATATATTTTCAGCTATTGAAGAGATAGTCGCTAAGGTTCGTGAATCAGACAAAAATAGATTAGTAACTATCTTAGTAGATTCATTAGCTGCCGCTACAACAAAAGTAGAATTAGAAGCAGAGTTCGACAAAGATGGTTGGGCTACTTCAAAAGCTATTATACTTTCTAAAGCTATGAGAAAGATTACTCAGATGATTGGTAGACAGAAAATAGCTTTGGTATTCACAAATCAGTTACGACAGAAACTTGGTGTAATGTTTGGAGATCCATGGACAACAAGTGGTGGAAAAGCATTACCGTTTCACGCTTCAACTCGTATCAGACTAAAGAATGTTGGTCAGATAAAAGATACTAAGAAAAACACTATCGGTATGAAGATGAGAGCACAAGTCATAAAGAACAGACTTGGGCCACCCATGAGACATGCTGACTTTGAACTTTACTTTGAGAGTGGTATTGATAACGAAGGTAGTTGGTTACACGTTATGAAAGAACACAAACTTGTAAAACAAGGTGGTGCTTGGTACACTATGGATGACCACAATGGTAAAGAGATTAAGTTTCAATCTAAGGATTGGGCTGAATATCTAGAGGATGATGAATTTAAATCATACTGTTATGATATGATTTGTAAAAAAGTCGTTCTTAAATACGAAAAGAACTTTGGTATTGATGACGTTGTAGTTGAAGAGGAAGTTAGTGAGTAATAAAAAATACTTATCCATATTCGAAGAGATAAAGAAAAAAGGTGGTTCTATTGACGGTGGAGAACCAAATGACAAAGTACTAATTATAGATGGCCTAAACACGTTTATCCGAGTGTTTAGTGTTATACCAACTACTAATGAGGATGGTATTCACATTGGTGGAATAGTTGGTTTCTTAAGAAGTATTGGTTATGTAATAAATATGATTAGGCCCACTCGTGTCATCATTGCTTTTGATGGGAAGGGTGGTTCTAATCGCCGTCGCAAATTATATCCACAGTATAAACAAAATAGAAAAACAAAGTATCGAGTAAATCGTTCTAATAGTTTTGCATCACAAGATGATGAAAAGATGAACATGATTATGCAAATACAAAGAGTGGTTGAGTATCTAGATACACTACCAGTAACTGTATTATCATATGATAACATCGAAGCAGATGATACCATAGGATATATCTGTAGACAAGTTCTTACTGATTCCCAAATCACAATTATGTCTACCGATAAAGACTTCTTACAATTAGCAAACGGAAGAATAAAAATTTGGAGTCCAACTAAAAAGAAGATGTATGATGAAGATAAAGTTTTAGATGAGTATGGTATTTCATCTCATAATCTTATTTGGTATAGGGTATTGGATGGTGATAAGTCAGATAACATTAGTGGTGTTCGTGGTCTTGGACTAAAAACAATTCAAAAGAAGTTACCATTTCTTAGTGAAAATCGTATTGTTGAGATGGATGAAGTTGTAAATGAGTTGCCAGAACATAAAGACACAATAGAACTAAACTATAAACTAATGCAATTATCAGATGTTGATATATCTGGTTCAACAAAGACAAAGATAATTGATGCAGTAAATTCACCAATCAACAGATTGATTAAGTTTAAGTTTGAGAAGATGTTTTTAGAAGATAAACTATTTACAGCTTTACCAAATGTAACGAGTTGGTTACTTAATAACTTTAATCAGTTAAATAGTTATGCCGAGAAAACACACAATAAATGAGTGTAGATTATAATGTATTAAGTAAGTATTTAGATGTTCCCTCACTAGACCTTGAGTTTCATAGAGTTACAAATGATATTCGAAATGTAGATATAGATTATGGTGTAGACGTAATATTTAAATACTACAGACGACATGGATTTCCCCACTATATGATTCGTGATGATGAAAAATACACACACATGAAAAAACTAAAAAAGTTTGATGTTGATACGATATTGGATGGAAATAAAATAGTTCAGACTATGCACTGTTTAAGATTGGCTTGGACATACTTCCCACACTTTTGGGAAGTTCGTTGTGGTGGTGCTAAAATGTCCCCTATGGAAATTTTTCATGATGATGATAAATTCAAATCGACTATTAAAAAATGTTGGAATTGGAACATGAAACATTTTAAAGGTGAAGAGGGTATGGAAAAAAATAAGTTTCATGAAAACAGACTAAGACAATCGATAAAAATATATACTGGTACACAATCTGTGAGTAATTTTAGACCAACAGCAGCTAAACTTATTTATCAAAAATATGGTGGTGATGTTGTTTGGGATATGAGTTGTGGATGGGGTGGTAGACTATTGGGATTTCTAACTGCTTCAAATACTAAACACTATATAGGAACAGAACCATCATCCAAAACTTATGATGGACTTCAAAGGATGGTGAAAGATTTTTCGTATTTTGGAAAACAGATTGATATTTATAAACTCGGGAGTGAAGAATACAAACCTAAAGAAGAGTCACTCGACTTGTGTTTCACTTCACCACCTTACTTTGATACTGAAAAATATAGCTTGGAAAGTACACAAAGTTTTGTTAAGTTCCCTACTAAAAATGAATGGGTAAATGGATTTCTGAAGAAGACCATTCAAAATTGTTATAATGGATTAAAAGATAATAGGTATATGTTGATTAATATTGCAAATACTCCTAAATATGATTTCATAGAAACTGAAACAATTCGTATATCTAAAGAGTTAGGATTTGTTCAAGAGGAAACATTACAATTAACATTATCAAGTATTATGGGAAAGGGTTATAAATATGAACCAGTTTTTGTTTTTAGAAAGGAGAGTAAATGAGTGAAACACTAACACAATTTGGAACATCATTTCAATCAAAAATTATTGCATCTTTAATGAGTGATGTAAAATTTATTCAAACTATTAGTGATATATTAGAACCAGATATGTTTGATTCAGATTCAAACAAGTGGTTAGTTAAGACTGTCAGAGATTACTTTTATGAATATAAGAAACAACCTACATTGGAAGTCGTGAAGTATAAGGTAGATGGAATAGATAACGATGTATTAAAATCTGGTGTTGTAGAAAAGTTACGAGATGTTTGGAAGAATATTGAAGCAACAGACCTAGAATTTGTACAATCAGAAACATTAGATTTCTGTAAGAATCAAACGTTAAAAAATGCTATATTAGAATCTGTTGAAATGTTAGAAAATAAAGATTACGATGGAATAAAATCAACTATAGATAATGCAATGAAAGCTGGTACTACTAGAGATTTAGGTCATGACTATATTCCATCATTAGAAATGAGGTTAGAAGACTCAGCTAGAATTACAGTTAAAACACCTTGGGATGTCATTAATGATATAACAGATGGTGGTCTAGGTCCTGGTGAACTTGGTGTTGTAGTTGCACCTGCAGGTATTGGTAAGTCTTGGACATTACAAGCTTTAGGTTCAGAAGTAATTAAACAAGGTAAAACAGTAGTTCATTATTCTTTAGAGTTAAACGAAAACTATGTTGGACTTAGATATGATTCTATATTTAGTGGAGTTACAACTGCTAATATAAAATATCATAAAGAAGAGATAGAAAAACAACTGTCAAAACTACCTGGTAAATTACTTATCAAATACTTTCCAACCAAAGCTGCTTCGGTTCAAACGTTAGGTTCACATCTAAAACAGATAGAGTTAAGTGGTGTTGATATTGACATGGTGATTGTAGACTATGCAGATATCCTAATGCCTACAGGAAATTTCAAGGAGAAGAGACATGCAATAGGAAACATCTATGAAGATTTACGTGGACTAGCTGGTGAGTTGGAAATCCCTATATGGACTGCTTCACAGGCTAATCGTTCAGCTCTAGAAGAAGATGTGATTGGTGCTGATAAAGTAGCTGAAGATTATAGTAAGGTAATGACAGTTGACTTTGTTATTAGTATGAGTCGTAAGGTAGAAGATAAGATTGCAAACACAGGTAGATTTCATGTGATAAAAAATAGATTTGGTATTGATGGTGTTACATATCCATCTACAATTAATACTAACATCGGTGTCGTAAAGATACATGAGGGTAGTAGTCAGTTTGGAAAAGATACACAAGATAAAATGAATAATAGTTCCGAGTTCTTAAGACAAGAGTTAGCAAACAAATATAAGGACATGGAAAAAAAAGTTGAAGGATTTGAATAAAATTGTAATTATGATTTAATATATATTATATTTATCTATGTTACTAGGAAAGATTATAAGGATACAGAATGGAAAAGTTTACGTTATCGGAAAAGTTTATAAACAAATATAAAAGAAAAAAGCCACCATTTGGTTTTAATGGACTCGGTGAGTTAGTTTATATGAGAACATATTCAAGAATAAAAGAAGATGGTAAAAATGAACGGTGGTGGGAAACCGTTCAACGAGTTGTTGAAGGAACCTATACCATGCAAAAGAATTGGATAGACTCACATCAATTAGGTTGGAATCCATGGCAAGCACAAAAGTCAGCTCAAGATATGTATGAGAGGATATTCACGATGAAGTTTCTTCCACCAGGTCGTGGATTGTGGGCTATGGGAACATCTGTTACAGAAGAAAAGGGATTATATGCGGCTTTAAACAATTGTGCTTTTGTGTCCACTAGTACAATTAAAGAGGATTACTCAAAACCATTCTGTTTCCTTATGGATGCTAGTATGTTAGGTGTTGGAGTTGGATTTGATTGCAAGGGTGCTGGAGAAATAGTAGTTAAAGGTGTAGACTCATCTAGAGGTGAAACTGAGTATAAGATACCAGACACTCGTGAAGGTTGGGTTGAGTCTCTTAAATTATTATTAGAAAGCTATTTTCATGGTACATCACCAATAAAATTTGATTATTCTAAAATAAGACCAGCTGGAGTACCAATCAAAGGTTTCGGTGGTGTTAGTTCAGGACCTGAACCATTGGTAGAAGTTCATGATAGTATTGTAGATGTTCTTAAAAAAAATAGTGGAGAACCAATTTCAGTTACTACAATTGTAGATATAATGAATTTAATCGGTAAATGTGTTGTAGCAGGTAATGTGAGACGAACAGCTGAAATTGTATTTGGAGATCCACATGATGAAGAATATTTAGATTTAAAGAATTATGAAGTAAACCCTCACAGAGATCAATATGGATGGACTAGTAATAATAGTATATTTGCAGAACTTGGTATGGATTATACTGAAGCTTCCAAACGAATAGTAGATAATGGAGAACCAGGTTTTGCTTGGTTAGAGAATATGCAAAAGTATTCTCGTATGAAAAATGGTGGTGATGATAAAGACCATAGAGTTATGGGTGGCAATCCTTGTTTAGAACAATCATTAGAATCATACGAATTATGTTGTTTAGTAGAAACTTTTCCTAACAATCATGATTCCCTAGAGGATTATCAAAGAACTTTAAAATATGCATACCTATATGCTAAGACAGTTACACTAGGTAGAACTCATTGGTCAGAGACTAATAGAGTTATGTTAAGAAACAGAAGAATAGGATGTTCTGTTAGTGGTGTTGCACAGTTCATAACACAACATGGTTTACATGAATTTAAAAATTGGTTGGAGAAAGGATATGACACCATTCAAGAGTGGGACAATCAGTATTCTGATTGGTTTGCAGTACCAAACTCAATTAAAACTACATCAGTTAAACCAAGTGGGACAGTATCATTATTGGCTGGTGCTACACCTGGTCTTCATTATCCTGAATCAAGGTTTTACATTCGGAGAATAAGGGTTTCAAAACATTCAGAATTATTAGAACCTATGAAAAAAGCTGGTTATAAAATAGAACCAGCTTTTGGTTCAGAGGATACTACAATGGTTGTTGAAGTACCAGTAGATGTTGGAGAGGGAATAAGAACAGCGGCTGACCTATCGATATGGGAACAATTCAGTTTAGCTGCTTTTCTACAAAGACATTGGGCAGACAACCAAGTAAGTTGTACGGTTACATTCAATCCAGAAACAGAGGGTGAACAAATCCCTCACGTATTGAATTATTATCAATACCACTTAAAAGGTATATCTCTTTTACCAAGACATGATTACGGAGCATATCCACAAATGCCGTATGAAGCTATAGACGAGAAAGAGTATAATAAACAAGTAAAGAAACTTGGTAAACTATCTTTTGGTGTGATACATAAGGAAGAAGCTAACATAGAAAAATTCTGTGATGGTGACTTTTGTGATGTTGAAGTAGTGTCTACTACGGGTGATAATGATGACCAAGAATATGCTAATTAACAAAAAGCGGATAGGCAGACGACACACCTATACAAAAATGTGTCTTAACCAAAACAAAAGAGGAGACGTTTTATGAATAAACGTAATCTATTATCTTGGCTGTTAATAGCTTTCACTCCAATTTTCCTTATGGGAAGTTCGGTAGTAGGAGTTGTTAGTGGTGAAGGTAAACCTTTGGTTGGAGCAAACGTAGTCATTGAAGGAACAAACTTAGGAACAGTATCGGGTGATGGTGGTGTTTACGAAGTTGATGTGCCTTTAGGTGAACATACTGTTATTGCTTCATTCATAGGGTATTCATCTGTAACTCAAGTAGTTACGGTGGATTCAACAAGTGACGCTGTAGTTGATTTCTCATTAGAGATGGATGCTATTGCAATGTCATCATTAGAAGTTCTTGCTTCTCGTGCTGACGAAACAACACCTGTTGCTTATACAACTGTAGATAAAGCTGAAATGGAAATCAGACTTGGTAGTCAAGATATTCCAATGATTCTTAATACTACACCAAGTGTATATG